GTCGGAGTCAACTTTACGGCGTGTCAACATATGATCCTGACCGATGAGGAATGGAATCCTGGCATGGAAGATCAGGCCATGAAGAGGATTCACCGCATCGGACAGACTCAGAGCACGATCGTAGATATCCTCCGACTCACCGATCACATTGATGTCTGGCTCGCTGACCTTATCTCTAGCAAGCGAGCAATGATTAACGACTTCAACGACAAGAATGCAGTGTATGCCGAACTGCGCAACCTTCTCACTCGCGCCCCCGACAAGAAAGATTGACAATGCCTATGTATGTAGTGTTTTCAGGAACCGGTCTCGAAGGCCCCGACACCACTGTTGCTATTGCAACCACGCAAGCAGCCGCCAAAGTTTTCTCTGAGAACATTTATTATGGCTACTGGGAAGAAGTACCAGTAGTAGTTGAAACCACAAGCGAAGCTTTCAAAAAGGCCGCAGAGTGGGGTACTAAATGGCGGAGTGAATGGTAATGAAACCAGACAGTCTTATTTGGGAATGCCCACTATGCGGTGCCAAGATTGAAATGCCACGCGAAGGTCCTAAGTATTGGACAGAGCGTCTTGTCGATGAACATAAACATGAACACCAGCGTTACGGATTGAAGCTGGTATGATGATGACATGGCATATTGGGGTAAGGATTATTGGAAGGCGACCGCTGAACGAACTCTCGGAACCGCGGCCGCTTCTGCAATTGGTGTCCTGACTGTCGGTGCAGTGTCCGACATTGACTGGGCAAACACCGCAAGTGTTGTCGGACTAGCAGCTTTGATTGCATTTCTAAAGTGCATCACTGCTAATGCAACAACCGGTAACGGTCCCGACTTCCAACACAACGACGCTTTCCCACCGCCCGGTTACCGGGACAAGACAGATAAGGAGAACCCAAATGACGGACGTCAAGAAGGATTCGCTTCCGGACTTTAAGGATGTCGAGAGCGCTGAATATGTTCCGGTCTATGCCGGAAATCAACAGCAGCCGATGTCTCCGAACATGATTATTTCTGCCATCGGTGGGGTTTATGAACTCGCTGATGATGGCGATGACGTGCCTGCTCCGGAGGGCTACGTGCCTCCTGGCAACCGCAACGGCGACCATGACCCGGTCATCCTGCGCGATAAGGCGTACAGGCTCCATGCAATCGACACCGAAGGTGAGCTTGGCAACTTTCCTCGTGTGCTCGATCCTCGGGACAATAAGAACGCACCCGACAAGTGGCCAAGCAAGGACACTAAGGATGGTTCCGCTGCGCAGAAGGCAGCCGAGCAAGCACAAGAGCAGGTCGAAAAGTTGTCGAAGCGTGACACGGATCATACTGCCGGAAGCAAGACTACCAAGTAACATGTAGTTAGAGCTTCCGGTTGAGCGATGATCTGCTCCCGGTCAAGGGGTGCCTGCCCGATAGGTTGTTGAGGGCCTGTCGGGCGGGCAACCGGGCAAGAATCTAATCCAGTAGTCAATCAGCGGTTAAGCCTACCCAAAGGAAGGTATACTAGTAAATGACAACCTATTACGAGAACAATCATGATGAGATCAAGGAACTTCTTCTTGGTCACAAGATTACTAATGTCGACCTAGAAAAAGGTACTGCCACATTGGATGATGATACTGTTCTAGAACTTCATGGCAATGAAGGTTGTGGCGGCTGTAATTCAGGGTGGTATGACTTGACAGTTCTCAACTCTGTCGATAACATCATCACCAACGTAGAATTTTTGGATGAACCGGACGAAGAATATCGTGAGCGCGGGGGCCTCTACCAGATTTTTGTTTTCGCCGACAATCAGAAGATTAACTTTGCCACCTTTGAAGGTTCAGATGGTAATGCTTACTACGGAAGCGGATATTCTATCAAGGTTAGGAAGGCATGAAATTTAAAGCTAACATTGAAGTCGTATTCGTTTACGACTTCGAGGCTGAAGATAAAGAGCAAGCCGAAGAAATGCTTGACGACGCGGCTTATAATGTGTCCCAACTTAATTTTCTAGGTCATGTCGAGCTTAAGGAATGGGGTCTTGTGGATGTCGCAGAAGATGATTCCTCTGTCGCTGAATCCAAGTAACACGGTAATCTATGTAGCTACCAAGTATATTGTCAGCGTAGAGCCACATAGTCAGGACCCTTCTCTTTCATGGGTTCGCACTGTTGGTGACGGAGGTTATCCACTAACAGTTCACGGTACGGCTGAGAACATTGCCAGTCACATCTAGTTGTGCTTATTGCAACATGTCGATGCACGGTCTATGTGTGGGCTCAAATACAGAGGAGTGTTGCTGTGGAGGAAAGGGATTCCAAGGAGAATCTCCCTCGATCTTGTCAATTCTGTCGGGACGTGGCGGTCCGCAAAAACTCGGCGAAGCAATGGCTGACCCGACTTCTACCGGTCGAAAGCGCGCAGCTGTGCGAATTTCTGACGACTATCTTGGAAGTAAACCCCCTTGTTCATGGACAGGTTTACTCTATGCCGGCGGAGGAGTTTCTCCGATTGTTGGATGTAAAGGGAATGTCGCAACTGATCGACACCACGGACCTGACAAATCTGTGCTCAATAATGATGACGCGCTACCTAGCTTTGGAGTAAACCTCCACGCTATTTGCGACTGGTGCCACAATCGTTGGCACGCTGTCAATGATAAGTACTATATCCCAACTGGCTGGAAAAAGGGTGATCCTGACCCTAGGCCAGAAAAGGGTAGACCGTGGTTGCCAAACATTGAATATAGTTGGAGGCCACACGATCCGGTAACTCAAGCACCGCCAGAACTTATAGCCCAACATGAAGCTTGGTGGGCACTTAATACTCGACAGCGCGAAGAATTGGGGATTGATTTTCATGAGTACGCCAAGCGGGCCGCCAGTGGACCCAAACAATCCGACAGCCAAAGATTCGGACAAGGTGCCAGTGGACACTCTTCAGACCAGGATCGCAATTCTGACCCTAGCGCATAATTCTGCCGACACTCCTGATGTTGTTGTTGCCAGGGCAAAAAAGTATTTCAACTGGTTGACCAAGCCGGATAATGGCACGACACCACCGCCTCCGGTTACTCCGTAAATAAGAGCCCTTGACAGGAAGAATTGTAGGGTGTATACTAGTGAATGCAGGTCGTTCCGCCGGAACAGTTCATTACTATCCAGAGAATAATTTATACGAAATCAGCCTTTATAATGGAAAATCATTTGTAATTACAGCTGAAATGGTCGAACGTATCTGTCATAGAGAAAGGCAGGTCATTGATGGGACTCTTTCAAGTCGAGAAATTGAATCCAACGGAACCGATAATAGCTCCGGACCTAAAGAACTCACACAGTGAAATCGAATCCTACAACATATGCAGAAGGAGACATTGGTATGGATACGGTCTCAGAATTCGATCCGCAAAGCCTGGACTCCAACTTGTCCGGGGAAGCATCGGCCATGCAAGCCTTGCTAGATATTATTCAGAGCTACAAGGCGGGAGTTCTCACAGAGAAGCAACTAAACTCGCTTTTGAGGAACTCGGAACTCAACTTTCAGGAGTTGAGCCGCTTTATCCGGGAGGGAAACTACGAGAGGACCTCAGCTTTACTCTCGATGCCTACTTCAAGTGGGTCAGTGAAGAATCCACGCAGATTAGAGTTATCGCTGTCGAACAAGCATTCACCGTCCGGGTCAACGATAATTTCTCCCTGCCCTTCGTTGTGGACCTTATCCTCCGAACTGAAGGAGGAATTGAGGCTTGGGATCACAAATTTGTTTGGGATTTCTATAATCCCAACCTCGTTGATCTATCTCCACAACTACCACTGTACTACGCAGGACTCAAACTGCTCGATTATCCTCCGGTCACAGTCCGGTACAACGAGCTTAGATATCGTGTTACCGAAAAAGCCAAAGCCGACATCGGGAGCCGTTTTAATCGCGTTGCCCCGCGTATATCCCAGGCCAGGGTTCTCACTACAATGGAAGAACACATCAAAGCCGGTGAAGAAATCTACGCACTCCGACAACTGGGACTAGAGGAATGGGAGAAGAAAACTATACGAGCTAAGAACAATGCAGCCTGTCGAAACTGTGACTTTGCAAAGATTTGCATTGGAGAACTGAACGGCGAAGATCGCAAACACTACATCGGATTGGACTATGTAACCCGTGAATCGAAATGACTCTCTTCCAGAAATTCCATCATCAATGCTAGCTGTTCTACTCAACGCCAGCAAAGAAGAGTTCAAGGAACTTGAGCAATGGCTGACTGCACTAGGATATGAAACTCTCACCTACCACGGCGCACCTTATTGGAGTGATAATGAATAGAAATGACTTGCTTACTGAGAACTCAGGGCTAAAGCTCTTGATGGCAGCCATGCTTATTGCTGTCGGAGGAGAAATCACAATCAACAAAAATGATCTAGAAAAGGCAGATGAATCTGTTGTCGATGTTCGATCAGACGGCACCACAGAAACCTTCTACATCAAGGACAAGACAAATGCGTAATGAAGAAATCATTTCTACTCAATGCAACCAACGCTGTAATCAGTAGGGTTGATCTTTAAGTAAACCATCCATCGGGGGACAAACCGTTCAGGAAAGATTTAAGGGAGGAGCGGTAGAGGAGGAAATGAGAAGCTAATTGAAGAATTCCAAGCGGTGGGGACGGTACTGTCAGATATGCGGAGTTAAGTCCCACTCCACTCGGAATCGAACAATCTTGGGTAAGAAGATGCTGATTTGCGAAGAATGCGAAAAGAGATATGGACCTGAGCGCCCTGAAGGCTTCGATCTATAGCGACTTCGACCAGATTCCGAAACGTGAACTGCTCATGTTCTACGGTGACAACGGATCAGGAAAGACAAAGCTTGCAGTAGAAGTTGCATGTGACATTACGCCAACTGGTTACATTCTCTATGTCGATACATCAGCCGGATACGAAACGATTAATAATCATCCAGAACTCCGTGCGATGCTTGCCGACAGGTTGAAGGTGCTACCTTTTGTCGGGGAAGATCAGCTAAACACTTTGGCTGATGCAATTCGCTACAACCGGGAAGGATTTGGAATTTTCAAGACTGTCATTCTCGATGAGAGTTCTTCTATGGCGCAGCACTATCTCGACACGGTTGTCGAGGCGCGTTGTCGAAATGACAGGACCAAAGAACAGGACAAGGCAGACTGGCCAGACTACAACATTGCTGGCAACAAGTGGCGAAAGACTGTTCAGAAGTTCCAACAAATCCAAGGTGTAAGCTTTATTGAGGTATGTCACCAGCGATCTGACACAATCAGGAAGGTCGAATTCATTTCGCCGGCATTCCAGCCAACTGTCGGAAACGAGACTCGAAAGGAGAAGCGTGTTATCGCATATTGCGATATCCGACAAATGGCGCCGGCTGGTTCAAAGGAGGCAGTGCCGACACGAATTGTACAGACAGAAAAGGACGATCACGTACTTGCGAAAACAAGGGTGATGTACCAAGGCAAACCACTTCCAACAATTGTGACACCACAAATGATGAGACAAGCCATCAAAGAAGATTACGAAAACCGAATCACAAACCATGAACCTGTGGAGGTAGATTAATCATGGGACTCTTCGACACTGTCGATATCGAAAATGCAGCGGACGATCCTTTTGCTCTTAAGGAAGGCCGACAGGTAGTTGTCATTACCAAGTCGGAGGCTGACGAAATCACCGTCCAGGGAAGGGAAGTTCCTGTCTGGCGAATCACCGTTGCCAACCAGGAAGATGATCTGGAACAGGACGTCATGTTCTGGCTTGAAGGCGACGAAAAGCAGACGGCCCGGACAAATACTGCAATCAAGAAGATGCTGATTGCTCTGGAAATTCCTACCTCAGAATGGCAGGATATTTCTAATCATCCAGAAAAGCTCGTCGACATGCGGGTGACCATTGATGCTGTCAAGGCTAAGAAGTCTGGTCGCATCTTTGTCAACTGGGTTGGCATTCCTCTTCCGGAAGTTGCTCCGAATACTGCCGACCTGTCGGTGTTTGCCGGCGAAAAGTCCGGAATGGGTTTCTAAATAGTAGTGGTGGGCCGGAGCCGACCCCAGCGGCGGTGAGCCACTTATTAAATCCGGGAGCGGGAGGGAACCCCGCACTTAATCTTCTAGACAGAAAGGAGTGATGACAATGAAGAAGCTCTTTGCAGTGTTGGCTGTCGGAATGGTTTTGCTTTCGACAGCAGCATGTAACCGCAAGGTCGACACTAGTTGGACTTGTGATTATAAATATCTCCCGTACGTTCAAACTAGCTTGACGCAGCAGCAGGCCATGTACCTATACAGCACAGGAGCTTGGAACTGCTATGAACTTAAGCTGGTTTGACGACAAAGTTTGCAAATGCTCCACATTTAAATATCGCAAAGAAGATGTAACCTGGCCTGAGGAACCTAATTGGAACCAGCCACCTTGCTGTCGAGTATGTAATAAGTGGGACCCGAAGCTTGTATTTGAATGTCAAAAGTGCCATCAACTTTTCTATAAATGGTTCTCTCACCCTAAGAATGGCTTCTATCATAGCAATAAAAACAGTGATCCTGTCGGATGGTATTGCTACTCCTGTCTAGAGAATGACCCACCACTTGCTCAGACAATGGTAAAGGTCAATGTGCAGAAACGGAAGGTGCCACCCTCCGACATGTTAGTTCCACCGGACTATAAGCACGCAGTCAAGGTAGAACTTCCGCCTGAGGTACAAGCAAACTTGGACGCATTCCTAGAAAAACTGAAAGGGCTGCAATGCCCGAATCCTTCGAGCGAGCCGAGCTAAGACGTTGGTTCAAAAAGATTTGGCGCAACACCGAAGGAGCAGTTAAGCTAGCTTTCCAGATTGAAAAAGACTTGTTCTGGCAGAACGTTATGTTTGCCTGGCCAAGTCAAGAAGAAGCTATCGTTGAGTGGGTACTAGCGAAAGTCGGACAAGGTGCAGACGTCTTTTACGCTCCGGCACTTTTCAAGGATCGAACATCGGGTAAATCCAAGAATGTTCTTGGTTCTTGGACCCTATGGGCAGAGTTCGACGGGAACGCGCCGGACCACTGGGTGGGGGTTCCGTTTGACAAATATCCCGAGCCATCCGTTCGTCTACAGAGTTCCATCCCCGGGCGTCAACATTGTTACTGGCTACTCGACGAATTTATTTCGAAAGAAACAGTCGAGTCGAAGAATCGCGCCCTCGCGTATGAACTCGGTGCCGACACAAGCGGTTGGGACGCGGGGCAAGTGTTGCGCCCTGTTTCCACCAGAAATTTCGGTCATGCGAAGGCAGAGCGCCGGGGTCAACAATCCCTACCTGTCGAAATCTTGGTGGAGAAAGACCACACTTACGGTCCGTCCATCATCGAAGTCCCAGCACACTTTGTCGAAATCGTCAAGAATGCAATTGACCTTACCCAACTTCCGAGTCTTGCTCTCGTACTTGCGAAGGGTAAATGGCCAGACGACTTTTTCACTACATTCTTTGCCGACACGGCACCCGAGAAACCCAACCGTTCCACCGCCCTTATGGAAATCGGATACCTGGGTGCGGAGGCAGGGCTATCGGACCAGGAGATTTACGTACTTGTCGAAGCGGCCGACAGCCGGTGGTGTAAGTATACGAATCGTACCCCCGACCGCCGTTTCAATATTCTTGCCGATATCGTGGAACGAGCAAGATTCAAGCATCCTTATGGATCAGCATATGATTTCGTGGCGGATTTCGGAAAGCCTCGATCCGCGACGCAGGTCGTCTACACAAATCCAGAATTCCGGGAACTGAAAGTAGAATATAAATGGTGCTTCGAGAACCTTCTGAGTCAGAACGGGCTCGGTATGATAGCTGGCGAGCCGGGGGTGGGAAAGACCCAACTGTCGAATCAGCTTGGGATTTGCACCGCCAGTGGTCAGAACTTCCTGAGTTGGAAGAACTCGTTAGGGCCACAGAAAACTTTATTGCTGCAATTAGAAATGCCCCTTGCAGGAATGCAGAAATTCTTGGGTATGGCCCAATCTTCTTTGGATTCAGACATTCTTCAGAGTTTGGACCAGAATCTCCTTATTTCGCCTTTGAGTTCGGCTTTGCCATTGGACTCCGAACCAGGGAGGAAGTTTCTGATCGACCTGGTGAAGAAGTACATGCCGAAGATAATTGTGATCGACAGCCTAGCGAAGTCGACAACTAAGTCACTGAACGAGGATGTACCTTCTCGACAACTGAATGATTGGATTCAAGAGTTCCGTAAGAACTATGGAGTGACTGTCGTAATCATTCACCACTCTCGCAAAGGTCTTGCTGTCGGATCAAAAAAACATGACCAGGGTAATGCTCAGGATGATTTGTTCGGAAGTCGGTATCTGACCGGAGATTTGGATTTCATACTAGCTTGCTATAAAATTCCTAAGCGAAAAGGATATGTTTATGTCCGTAACGCCAAGAATCGTTATGCCGAAGAGCACCCCGATCTCACTATACTTCGACAGCCTGATCTTACTTTCAAAGTGGATAAAGTCCACGACGATGAAGATGGTGTCGAAAGTTTTGGACTCCTAGAAAGCTTCCTCAATGCCAAATCTGATCGCGGATCAAGTTCTTAATGAAGATGTAGCTTACGGACTTCTTACTAACGCTCTAGAGTGCGGAACGCCAAGAATAGCTATCGACACAGAGACAAACGGAGAGGATGTACGTGATGGACGAGGGTACGCTTATGGCGTTTCCGTGGCTTATAGATCGCCGAACGGGCTGGTCTCTTTCTATATGCCATTCCGTCACAACAACCCAGGATCAGTCGGAAACTACGAGTACTCACGTTTTATGCGGCCGCTGCAAGAAATCATTTCACGTCGAACATGTATTTACCATAATGCCAAATTTGATCTGGTTTCCTTGCGAACACTGGGCCTTGATATGGAACGGTCAGAGTTTCTCTGTACAATGAAATTGGCCCATCTGGTCAACGAGAACCTGTTCGATTACTCTCTTGACTTGGTGTGTAAGAAGTTCCTAGGTCGGCCCGGTAAGCAGAAATCTGAAGCCTTCAAGAAGTTTGAAAAGATAACTGGATGGGCAGGAATGCCTCCGGAGGTTCATGGTGAATACGCAGCCTATGACACATACTCTACGCTTGAGCTTTTTGAGGCACTACAGCCTCAGTTGGCGGCGGAAAACCTCCACGATGTATGGACTCGAAAAGCAGACTTCATTCGAGTGCTCATTGACATGGAGAGGAATGGGGTACTTGTCGATCAGGATTTCTGTGACGCAATGGCGGAAGAAGGCGAAATTCGGCAAACTGAAATCAGAGCGGTATGGAAGGCCCGATTCGGCAAAGATCTTAATCCAATGTCACGGAAGGACCTAGAGTTCCTTCTGATTGACCAACTTAAGCTGCCAAAGCTCTATCACCCTAAAACTGGCAAAATGACCTTCGACAAGTCTGCCATGGAACAGTACGAAGAAGTTCTTAAGCTCATTAAGAACCCTCTAGCGGAGGAAATTCTTGAGTACCGGGGATGGAACAAATCAGTCTCGTCCAACTATCAGTCTTACCTGTCGCACTTGTCATCAGATGGAAGGCTCCGCCCTAACTTTTTGGTGCACGGAACCAAGACCGGCCGATTGTCTTGCCGAGAGCCAAACCTTCAACAGATTCCGCGACGCGGTGAGAAATCGTGGAATGGAGAAATGAAGAAATGCTTTATCCCGGAGCCTGGTTATGAACTCATTGAGTGTGACTACTCCCAACTTGAGTTTCGGCTTCAAGCTGCCACAGCCCGTGAGCAATCTCTTCTGGAAATTTTTGCAGACCCAAGACGAGATGTTTTTGGTGAGCTTGCTAAAAACCTGGGCTGGGAGAGGCAACTCGCGAAAACGTTCGTTTACTCTACAAGCTACGGCGCTGGGGCTGAAAGAATCGCCTTTGTTTTCGGTTGTTCTAAGGAACAGGCAAGAAAACATATTGACAACTTCTATGAACTTTACCCAAATCTCAGAAAAGCGTCCCGGATTGCGCAGCGCGAAGTGGAGCGTCGAGGCAAAGTTCAACTTCCGTCCGGACGTTACCGTCACTTTCAATTTCCACAATCTGAATCACACAAAGCTTTTAACTCTTATGCCCAAGGAGGCGCGGCAGATATTGTAGAAGATCGAATGGTGGCTTGCGCAAAGGCAGGATTGAACGATGGCAAACGATCCCGAATGCTCCTCCAAGTGCACGACAGTGTTGTGTTTGAGGTCCGTTCCGAAGATGTTGCTGACGCAAAAGTGGAAATACAATCCATCATGTCTAACGTGGTGCCAGATTTTGGAGTTGTTTTCAAAGCCGAACCTAAGCGATGGGGCGAATGACTAAGATTCTGTGGACACAAGATAGAGATTATATGTGGCACGCTAATGTAGGTACCGCACAAGATCACAGCATTGCATTTTGTGGTCCTTTTGACTGGGCTAATGGGGGAATATTTAACTACCCACGACATATGTTAGCATTTTCTGACATATGTAGAACTTGCAATGACAAAGCAACGGAGATTAATAATGAGCGAGTTTGACGGATTTGTGTTTCTTGATCTGGAAACTACTGGACTTGATCCAGTTCTGGACAGCATCCTAGAAGTCGGAATTCTCGTAACCGACAAGGAATTCCAGACAATTGTGGAGTTCAGCCAGGTCTGTTATTTTGATCTTGAACTGAACAAGAACAGCATTGATGAAGTTGTGCTGGAAATGCACACCAAGAATGGTCTTTGGGAAGAATGTGGTAAGTCAGAACTGAATTTCCTAAAGGTAGAAGAGGAAGCCATTAAGTTCCTAAAGGATGGCGGCTGGGATAAGCAGCCTCTCGCCGGTAACACAATTAACTTTGATAGGAGCTTTCTGCACGCTCAAATGCCTAGGCTAGAGAGCACCTTCCATTACCGCAATTTTGACGTGTCAACAGTTCGACAACTTTTTGCGAAGTTCGGTTGGGCTTGGCCGCCTGCTAAAGAAAACCCAGCCGCCCATCGAGGACTAGCTGACTGTCACGATTCCAAGCAAGAACTTCACTACTTTGTCAATGAAATTCAAGGGCTCATGTGGTGAACAAGCTTATCCTAGCTGTCGATCCAGGCAAGAGAAATGGTATAGCACTCTTCCGGGACGAGCTTGATGGAGAACTTGTTGTTAACATGGTGATGAGTGTTGACGAACTTATCACCTGGCTAAACACTGTCGAGAGTGGCCTGTCGGCAATTGTCTACGAGGACTTCATCATTGCGCCAGGGAAGAATCACGGTTCCAAAGGTGAAGCAATGCAGACCATTGGTATTCTCAAAATGGCTGCCAATAGGCTACGCATACCGATCACTAAGCAGCGGCCAGAGAACCGGCTAACCGGCGCCAAATGGGCAGGAGAAAAAGTTCCAAAGGGACACATGCCTGACATACAATCAGCACGACTACATGGCATTTTCTACATGCGCCGACAGGGTAAGTTCACTACCGTACTAGAAAGAGAAAAGCATGTGTCGAAATCGGGGTGACTATGTTATGCCTGAGATTGAGTGGTGCGCCGATCCGGATGACCATGAAGCTGGGTCCGAACCTGGTTGCCATAACTGTCAGGTGTATCTAGCGGACAATCACTCTTACAACAACAAAAAGGGAAAGAAAATCATGGAGCTCGACCTTAACGATCCCTTCGACAGTGCAGTGGCCAAGCTTGTAGCCATGAATCGAAAGAAGAGGGCTGACTATGCAGCTGATTCTGATTGGGCAAGTAACTTTAGGGATGTGGCTGGCAATCTCGCTTTGTCAGGATTTGGCCCGCCTGAATCGGCCCTGGTCCTACTACTCACAAAGATTGCGCGACTTCGTTCTCTACGGCTCAACGGGAGAATGGAGGACCCATCCAACGAATCCGTACTGGATACTTACCTCGACCTGGCTGTGTACTCTGTTATTGTTTTTGCCCTAGTGTCGGAAGCTGCCGATATTGACCCTGGTATAGACTATGATCCCAATGCCATTCCGTATGCAGAACTAAATAAAATGATGATGGATGATACGAAATGGATTGGTGGACAATAATGATTATGGATATTATTTGGCCACAGACTCTGACACACTACTGGATCGGCGTTATTATCTGGTTTGCGATTTGTTTTACAGTCAGTGTCATCGCTATCCAGAGCTACGAAGGTAGCCGAGAAGATGCGCTTTTCTTTTCCGCTGCTACTACTGTAGTCATTGCTTTTGGTTGGCCAGTAGAGCAATTTATTATGTATGCCATCGCTTTGTTTCTAGTTGTTGCCT